AGTCACCGCGTACATTCGCACTAAAATTGATGACATCAAAGAACAAGCTCTTACAGAACTCTCCGAGGAGAGCGAAGTCTATCGAAATGCTAGACTATTCGAATCTGTAAGAACTCTCATGTCCCTTGAGCTTAACACCGACGACCAAGACAACGCTCTTTCTGAAATGACAGGCCAGTATGGCGAACTTCAGGAAGAGTTTGACGTTCTAAACAACCAGCTTGCGAGCCTAGTTGAAGAGAACCAGCGTCTTGAGAACACGGTAAGAGTTATGGACAAGAAAGTTTCTATTGCTGAGAGCACTGCCTCTGAGCTTGAGACTCAAAAAGCACAGCTTCTGGAAGAAGTTGAGAATCTTGAAGCCGCGAAGGACGAAGCGTTCGTCTCTTCAGAGAAAGCGGTAGTTGTTTCCAAAGCGGATTTGGAAATCAACGAAGAAAGGACTCAAACAAATAAAAGCAATGAGTTCCTAACTGATGAGGTCATGAAATTCATGCCCTTTACCTCCCAATCCTAAGGATTAATTATTATGGATATTATGCATCAAACGGATGAAAAGCTTGTCCAGAAGTGGGAGCCTGTCCTTGAGGGCATCGACAGCGACTACACTCGTCGCGTCACCGCTCAACTTCTTGAGAACCAAGCGAAATCAATTGTTGAAGAGCGCATCTCAGAAGATCTCTCTACAGGCGCTACAACTACAGGCCAGCTTGGTACTTTCCAAAAGTTCGCTTTCCCTCTCGTTCGTCGGGTTTACCCGCAGCTTCTTGCTAACAGCTTAGTTGGCGTCCAGCCCATGCAGGGTCCGGTTTCTCAGGTATTCTACCTCGGTAACGACCGCGTGTACGGTGACACTGTTCAGACTGTCTACAGTAAGTTCAACCTTACCTACAAGGGTCTCTACAACAGCACCATCGGTTCTACGTCCGGTACTGGTAGCGACAACGAAGGTACTTTTGACGGCGGCACAGGTGGCGGTCTAGACGGCGATCAAGCTGCTTCCGGCTTCGACGTTTCTAACGTCTTGAACATGGACGATACTGAGCTTTCCGGTAACGGTGCTCCGTCCGGCACAATGGGTGGTCAGATTGCTGCCTTCCCTCAGAGCAGTGCTATCATGGCTTGGCAGCTTTCGGCTGGTGAGCGTCTTTCTGGTTCCGGCATCCCTGAGATGACCTTCCACATCGAGCAGGAGGCGGTTGTTGCCAACACTCGTAAGATGCGTGCGCTTTGGACTCTTGAGGCTTCTCAGGACCTTAAGGCTTATCACAACCTTGACCTTGAGCGTGAGCTTACTGACCTTCTTAGCAAGGAGCTTCAGCTTGAGATCGACCGTGAGCTTATTGAAGACCTTCGTATGATTGGTTACGGTTTCCGTAACAAGTCTGCTGCCCAGCTTGGTGGTGTTGATCAGCGTCTCATGGACAACGATTACATCAGCATGGGTGATGGTGCGGACGGTCGCTTCCCAGGTCTTGATGTTTCTGGTAAAGGTGGTACTTTCGTGCCTAACCAGTTTACCTACGACTTCAAAGCTGCTGACGGAACCGCTCTAGGATCGACTGAGTTCCCTGGAACTAACCTCAACGGCTCTAACGTCTTTGTTGTTGATTTCACGCAGGGTCAGGGCTCTCAAACGGAACTTTATCCTCGTCACGTTGGCGAAGTGTACTCTAACCTTCTTGCGGTCATCAACATTGCCTCGCAGGACATCTACCGCACCACCATGCGTGGGCCGGGTAGCTGGCTTCTTACCTCTCCTCTAATGGCTGCTCTCATGGAGAGTGCTGCCAAGCTTGAGGGTGGTATTGCTCCTGCTGATGGTCCTACCAACGTCGGTAAGAACAGCATTGAGTACAAGGGTAAGTTCCTTGGTCGCTACGATCTTTACGTTGACCCCATGTACCCGCAGGACGAGATCCTCATGGGCTACAAGGGTCAGAACGCGATGGACGCGGGCTATGTTTACGCTCCGTACATCCCGCTCCAGCAGCTACCAACTGTCGTTGATCCTGAGACCTTCCAGCCGAGAAAGGGCTTACTTACTCGCTACGGCAAGGTCCAGATCGAGCCGAACAACCGATTCTACAGAATCATTCGAGTTGTCGGCGCGACGGCTAACGCTCTCTTCTCGCCGTTCGCTAGAAACACCAGCATCCTAGGTACTACCGTTCCTAGCTGATCTAGCTGAATAAATAAAAAGGAGGGCCAGAGGTTTTTTGTGCCTCTGGTCCTCTTTCTTTGCTATATAAATAAGACATGTATAAGTACAGAAGCAAGTGCAGGTGGAATATGCTTCTCCATATTGACGGGGAGATAGTAGAGATAAGACCTGGAGAGTTATTCAACTCTAAAGGGTTAGTTGAGTCCAGATACTTAGAGTTGATGGACCAACCAAAGAAGCCTAAGCGTGGCCCAAAGCCAAAAATAAAAGAAGAAGATGGCAGCGATTACAGTAGATCCTAAGTTACTTGGTTATGGCGATTCTTTCGGGACCTACGCTGGTAGGAACCTGGGGGATACGGATATTTATTCCACTGCCATAGATGGTTCAGAACTTAACAAGGGCCTGATGGCTGACCAAGTAGAGTTTAATACCTTTGAGCAGACCATCAAAGACTTTGTTCTTGCTCGTCTGGGTCATCCTATTGTAAGAGTAGAGCTTACAGACTTTCAAATAAAGACAGCTATTGATGAGTCCATCACCAACTTGGACTACCACGCTCCATTTTGGAACACACAAATCGCTACCTTCCAAACGACTCCCAACGTAAACACTTACGTTCTTCCCACACACATAGCTAACAATCTTAGCTACTGCGCGTACAAGAAATCTCTGCTAAGTATTCAGCCACAGAACGGCACGCTAGAGTTTGATTTCTTTATTAAGTATTTCCAAGACAACTTTGTCTTCAGTGATTTCTCCATGTCTGATTTCTATCTACTTCAGACTCACTTGGAGATGACGAGAAAGATACTTAGCCAAGAGGGGTCCTGGGATATTATCAACGGTAATGTCCTTCAGCTATACCCTGTCCCAGCTTTAGGTGATGCAGTCATCCTAGTATACCGTGGCCTTGACACAGGGACCATGCACCCATACTACAAGAACTGGCTACAGCGATACGCTCTAGCAGTTTCTAGAGGCATTCTCGGAGAGATCCGAGGCAAATATTCTTCGCTACCATCACCAGGGGGTGGAGCGAGCTTGAATGGAGCAGCACTTATTCAGCAAAGCGATGCTGAAAAGGAGAAGCTCAAAGAAGAACTTCTATCTGAGATAGAGGAACCACCAGTATTCACATTATTCTGATATGTTAAACGAGCAAAGTAGAAAAAGCAAAAGAAAAGCGGAAAGAAGAAAAAAACTTGGACCTAGGCCCAATTTCCCCGAAGGACAAGCTTCTGACGATGTAACTCCTGCTCATAACCCCCACGGCAGCGGTGGCGAGGAGCGAGGGATTAAAAAGAAAGACAGAAAAGTTCCCAAAGTTATGCCTAAATACGCTTCAAGGAAGGCAAAGATGGAAATGTCTCACACCGTCTATCAGGACATGGGCTATCTCATGGCCGAGTCTTTAGGTCTAATCAGTGAAAAGACTAGAATGGCAAAGGAGGTTGAGAAAAAAGGTCCAGAGCACAGGTTCAAGACTTCGGGTGGTGAAAGCATTCGTGGAGGAAGCTTGGTCAGAAAAGCTTCCACTGAGCCCGGTGGTTCCCAGCACCCCAGAAACAACGCAAGGGATAAGTATGGTAGAACAGGTAAGGAGCGAGGAGAGGCAGCAGCTAGGCTTCGTCAACCTGGAGAAAGAACAGCTAAGGTCTCTAACAAAAAGTTAGCGCGGGGTCTTTCGACAAAGGGAACAAACCCCTTCGCTAGAAGAGGCACCCCTGGTGGAGATTTGCAAGCTAGAATGAGAAAAAAGAATTTTAATCCTATGGCTACGAAGATGCAAAGAACCGAAACAAAAGCAAAAAAAATAGCAGCCGAGCGTGAAGAAGGTAAGGCTGGTAAAAGAGATAAATGAGCAACAAGAACTACAAGGTAACGACTAAGCTACCATCACTGCCAGACATAGATACGGATGACAGTGCTCTTAGCCTATTTGATCAGGACAACCCTGACATCAACCTGTTCAACCTTGTAGATGATGAGATGATTCGTCTAGCTGGCTCCAAGTTTCACTTCTATAAGTATTACCAGTCAGACAACTACGACGATGTGTATCGAGAGGAGAGGAGCAAGGTAGTGTCCAAGACACCCATCACAGTTCATGGGCACTACGATCCTATCTCCATGTCAGAGGAGCTTACCCAGTTCGGTATTGAGCTTACTAACGATCAGCTATTTACGTTTAACAAGAGCTACATTGAGACCAAGCTTGGTAGGTCCGTCATTCCTGGTGACGTAATCAAGCCTATGTTTCAAGAGCAGAAGTATGAGATCTTCGAGGTGGTTGAAGATAGCTTCGAGGCGTATGGCGTTTATCACTTAGTGTGCTCTGCCAAGCTCCTCCGCGATAGTACAGAGGTTCAGGACACTCCTCTATCGAAGGTCAGTGACGAACTAGGCGGGTATGGAGGAGCTATCGAAGAGCTATGACAAGAAACAATTCAATAGAATCTATACTCAGTTGGGACACTAGCAGTAATGAGAGTAGAAATAAACACTATCCTACTAGGGAGGGTGATGTTAGAAGAAAGATCTTCAAGATGACCCAGGCCAAACAGAACATTTCTTTCGTTTATAGGGATTCTCTTCGTGCAATGATCTCTGCTTTTAATGACATCGGATATATCTCCTCAGAAGATAAATTTAAAGATATTAAATGTCTTCATGCCAATGCAGAAAGAGCTATTGCCAAACTTAAGCAAGAAGAGAATATCGTCTTACCGATGCTAACTATTTCTCAAACTACAACTGCTAACGATGATGCTAGAAGAAGGCAAGAGAGTGTACTTGTTAACGAAAAGTATTGGGACGCTGAAAAGAATAGAGCCTTTCGAGTTCTAAGCCTAGCCCCCAGACCAATTAACATAAGTTATCAGCTAAACGTATGGTGCAAGTACATGGCTGACATGGATCAGATTCTTGAGCAGATTAGACTTAAGTTCAATCCTGAGATGAACGTGCCCACTAAATTTTCTACAATAGCTAAAGCCTTCCTTGATACTGAGGAGGACCTAGGTTCTGTTACTGCGGGAGATAAAGAAGACAGAATAATAAAGAAAACCTTTAATATTGTGTTTAGAACATACGTCCCTAACCCTAAGTTCTTAGTAACTTCTACCGGGAAGATTGAAGAATTTAACACGGAGATTATTTTACCGTGAGGTTACCTACAGTTTTGGGCTCTCCTGCAACATGTGGACACACGGCTACAGGTGATCCTAGAGTTACCGTAGAGGGAATACCTATATCTGTGATAGGGGTATCTACTGCTGGGGCACCGATTATTGGTCCTGGGTCGCCTAGAGTTTTAGTTGGAGGTGTGCCCGTGAGCACGGTTGGCGATGCTATCACGCCTCATGGAAAAAGCCCACACAGAAATCCAGTAACTACAACACTAGCTACTAGAGTTTTTGTTCCATAAAAAGTAGAAAAAAACTTGATCTTGCTGGCTACATACTAAGGAAGGAAAATTATGAAAGTAGTTAAAAACGACAGTCTACAATCATTTACCATTTACTTTAATACCGAAAAAGGTACTCAAGAGAAATGGATGAAGCCGGGGGAAAGTATAGTGGTTCCTGATCACTATATCACGGAACAAATAAAAACTCTACACCGCCGTAGAATGTTCAAGATTTCCAACGCATAGGAGATAAATTATGGCCCCCAATTACGTTAGTCCTGGTGTTTACACAGTAGAAAAAGACATATCTGATTTCACGCCTTCTATTAACACTTCAATAGTAGGTATCGTTGGCTTTGCTTCTAAAGGCCCAACAAACAAGGCTACCCTTATTACCGATCAAGAGTCCCTTGTCCGTACTTTCGGTGAGCCTTCTGAAGCCATCAACGGTCAGGGTTTAGAGGGTGCTTTAGAGATCCTTGAGCAAACTAACGCCGTATACTTTATTCGGTGCGCTGATGATACGGTAGCTGTAGACGCTTCTGCCACCGTGTCCATAGGTCACTGCCCAGCCATCGCGGTTTCCGGCCAAGCTGACAATACTGCTGAAGCCAGATACGGAATTGAAGTTCCCGTCACTCTAAGAATTCAGGTTAAAGACTCCGAAGGAGTTGCTAAGTTCTCTGACAACGGGGGGGCTGGAAGAGATTATGTGGTCAACGTACCCAATGCTCGCTCTCAGTCCGAAGCTCTAAGGTCAGTAATTGGAGGCGCTTTAGACGCAGATTTAGTGGGCGTGTTTAATGACGGCTCTTTCGACAGCGGGCTAGGTCTTTCCGGTGCCATTGTTGGCAGCTTTGCGGGCTCTGGGGCAGAGCTTACTGCCAAGATCTGCGAAGGAACTACCTTCAATGAAGCAAGCGGAATAGATGCTTTGAATGCTTTTGATCCTACGTTAGATCCTACTGTAAACTTCGGAATAAGTCCCACCGGACAATCTTCTTCCATAACAATTGGAGGAGCACAGATTGTTACTACAGGATCTAAGAGCTTAAGCTACCTTGTCCAATCGCTGCACCCCGGTGCTGGGTATAACGGAGGGGTTAGAGCTAATGGAGATACTAGCGGCAACTCTATTACTTTAGATTCTCTTGGATCACAAAACTTCGTGGTAGCTGTAAACGAGCAAGGCGTTGCTTTAGAAACCTTCAAGGCCAGCCTTGTCGCTTCTGGTGCGTTCTTGGAAGACGTAATTAACACTGGAGAAACAAACACTACCTCTAGAGTTATTAAAGGCAACATTGTTAGAGACGGTTCTGACGTTGCTGTAACTGCTCTAACTAAGTTTTCAGATTCAATAAGCCAACTAACCACGGGACTATTCGATATCTCTTTCCAGGGGAGCGTAGCGATTGATAAGATTGGAGGTAGATTTGCCAAACTTGTAGGTACTGCCGCCACCAACTTAGCTGGTGGCACGAACGGTATCGCTGCTACTGAGAATGGTCGAGCTACCTCTTTGATTGGTGACGCTACGACAGAACCCAAGACAGGAATGCAAGCTCTAGACGATGATATTATCAACGTCGGCGTGGCCCTTGTTCCTGGTGTATCCACACAAGAAGTTCAAAATAGTCTTATTACTCTAGCGGAAACTACGCAGGACTTCATGGCTCTTGTTGCTCCTCCTTATGCGGTAGGAACTGTTCAAGATGCGATTGATTGGACTAACGGTCAGGCTTCTACAACGGGATCAAGAACGACTGCGATCAACAGTTCGTTCGCTGCGGTTCACTGGCCTTGGGTAAAAGTATTCAGCACCTTCGACGGCAAGGACCGATGGTATGATCCGTCTATCTTTGCTGCTAGACAGATGGCCTATACAGATGCCGTATCAGACACTTGGTTCGCTCCTGCTGGCTTCCAGCGGGGTCGTTTGACTAAGCCTACAGAGGTAGAGGTCAAGCTCAACCAGGGCGACAGGGACAGCCTTTACAGTGGCGGTAACATCGTAAACCCGATTGTTGCTTTCCCTCAGCAAGGGCTTACTATCTTCGGCCAAAGAACAGGTCAAAGAACTCCTACCTCGCTAGATAGAATTAATGTCAGAAGACTAATGATCTATGTCAGAAAGGTCATACTTGCTTCTACTCAACGGTTTGTCTTCGAGCCGAACGACGAGTTTACTTGGTCACAGATTGAGGGTGTTGTTAACCCCTTCCTTGATGACATCAGAAGAAGACGGGGAATTACAGAGTTCCGAGTTGTCTGCGACGAGACTACAAACACACCTCTTCGCGTAGACCGTAACGAACTCTGGACAAAAGTTCTTCTCAAGCCTACCAAGACCGCTGAGGTCATCGTGTTTGAGATCAACCTAACCAATCAGTCCGCTGATCTAGGAACCCTATAAGGAGATAATTAATGGCAACATCATATTACAAGACAAAATACGGTAGAGATTTCACTCCGGGTCAGGGGCTTCCTACCGTCTCAACTGACCTTGATTCAGTGCGGGCGTATCAGTTCGAAGCTCACTTCTTCGGGCTCCCTCAGGACATCACCAACGTCCCAGATCTAACCCTTGCCGCTAAGAAGGTGGGTGGTTTAGAGATGCGGAACGAGGCTATTGTTGTTGATCGTGTTAACGATAAGCTTCACTACCCAGGCAAGACTACTCCAGGTGAGCTTACTATCGACTTCGACAACCTCTACCTTCGTGAGACAGCTTCTGACCTCTACCGCTTCTTCCGTCATACCTATGATCCACTCACAGGTGAAATGACTAAGAGCGCCCAGCCGGGAGGAGGTGCTGGTAACACATTCAAGGCAGACAAGCTTGAGATTGTTCAGTTAGACAACACTCTAACTCCTCATTCTACCATCGAGCTTTACGGAGTGTACCCCACTTCCTGGCAAGCTGCGGAATTTAACTATGCCACTAATGATTTCCACATGCTTACAGTGAACTTCAAGTACGACTTCATGAACGTCTACAACTACACAAACCCTACTCAGTGATTTTAAATTAGGTTTTTAGCCCCGTCCTTTACCTGTGTGGGCGGGGCTATTTTTTTCATCTATAATAAGATATGGATTATTTCTCGGAATTACTAGAGAGCTACAGCAAGCTAAAGAAAAGGACGTATAAGATTACTTATATCAGTGAGGGTAAGGATTATACTCCAGAGCAATTAAATGCTTTTCCTGAGATAGACTCTGCAATTCAGGCTGCGGCACAAGGTAATGCTCAGGGAAAGCTGGGTAAGAATAAAAATATTGAAATTTCCCCTGCTAAGGATAAGCCTGGGTATGTTACGATATCAGGATCTAATTTAACAAGTAAAAATTTTAACGCCTCTAATTATAAAAACGATATCAACCCAAACAAAACTCACGAAGGAAGTTACTCTAAAAAACTTTTAGGTGCTTGGGCTCCTGACACAGGAGAAGGGGGTGATAAGGGGTTGACCCCAGAGGAAATTGAGAAGAAGAGATTAGCAGACGCGAAAGCCGAAGAGCAAGCAAAAAATTTAACTGTTGAGGGAAGCTTAGAGGACCCTGAATATGTTGATCTAGTTCCGAAAGCTAAAGAGATCTTAAGCCGCTTACAGAAATTAGCTAGAGAAGGTCTTTTTGGTGACATTACCGAAGCTCAAATAGCTTCAACTTATTTTACGAAAGGAAATCAAACTTT